GGTCAATAGAGTTTGTGTCCACGCTGAACAGGTATTGGTCGTCGTAGTACCAGTTGCCGTATTCATCTTGTTCAAGAAAATCATACCTGTTAAACACCTGTTGAACTGGTTTCCCGTCCTCGTCAATGGTGGAGAATACTCTAGGCTCGTCGGAAAAGGCAAGCATATACTCAAACATCATACGGAACAAATCCGCATAAGCGGCGTACTTCATGACTTTTTTTGACTGGAGCCTGCCTTGGGCCTGGAGAATTTGAGCTTCCTTTGCTCGTCCGCTTTCTGCGGTTTTGTCCTCTTTGCCCTGATAGGTGTCGGTGACTCCCAAGGTTGATTTGGCCATGTAGTACAGCTTATCAATGTAAGTAAGCTCTTGGGTAATATCCACCGTCAAGTTGATGGTTCCCAGCATGGCTTTCTCCTCGGGGCCTTGCAATTCAATTGCCTTTAGGACTTCATCGGAAATCTTCAGATTGGTTTTCTTGGATTTGTAAACTACAGACCCCGCTTTCAAAACCTTTTCGTTGAGTCGGGTTAAGGCTTTGTTAATGCCAATCTGGAAATCCTCAATAAGGGCGCAGTCCGAGATTCCCAGCGCAGAATTTCGGGTTGAGATGTTTTTCCGGATAATAACGGGGTAGTTCTTGGGAGTGTAGTACGGGAGCTTTGTGTTTTCGTAAACCGGCTGCCGAATGGTGCGCATCTTTGGTACAGTCACCGGTTGTCCGTATTCGTCATGCACCGGTTGGCCTGTTTCGTCCAGCATATATTCAATCGCTGGTGCACCGGTCATTTCATCGATTACCGGGACTTGGACTTCCTCCGTGATAATCTCCCCGTTTTCATCTTTGGCAGGAGATATAGCCGGTATGATGCTACCGTCCGACCTGATAATATCCTCGGTGATAATCTCATAATTCTTGTCCCGTTTGGTCCACTGGTCGGAGCCGCAGATGCACCTATCTTCTTCCGAGGGTTTGGTTCTTCCGCACGCGGCGCAGATCTCTTCCTTACGTGCGAAATAGTTGGGCTCGTCAATCAGGATAGTATCTCCAGCCCACGAAAAACAGCCAATACCTTCGTCGCCCTTATAGTAGACTACTACTTGGGTTACAAGGTCTTGGCTGTCGCTTGCGTCGCTTGTCTCGGAGTCCACGCCTTCGTCGGTGACGTCCTTGCCGTATCTCTCTCGGATACGCTCCTTGGTGTCCTCAAAGGTCAGGAACAGATAGTCCATGTACCTGGTCTCATACACATACCCTTGGGGAATGAATTGCAAGGCGTCAATCAGCCGGACGGATATATCCCCTACCGTGTCGTGAGTTGTGATGGTGTTGTCCCACTCTACAAGGTAAGCGCTGCCGCCGTATATCTTTGTCATGCGCTCGTCGTTGTCGTTAATCATCTCAAACGGCAACCGGTCCAGTTGAGCGCGTATCATGCCCTCAATAGCCCTGGCGTTTCGGAGAGCTTTGGGAGTGGGATTGACCGGCGTTACTTTAGGCATGGGGATAGTGTTGTCGTTTTGACTTTCGATTAATTCCGCCACGATGTTCCAGCGGACTTTGGCTTTTTTCTTGCCGCCTACATCGTTTGTGCCGTTGTATAAATCCTCGTAATGCTGGAAATTCTCCCGCTCTTTGTATTGGTTCATGGCGGTCTGATAACGGTCACGCCATACCTGTAATTTATCGTTGTATTTAATTGGGCTCACCCCATTTCTGTATTAGCCTTTGACGGGTTTCTTCATCGGCGTTGTACCAATCCTCCCACATATCTTCCTCCCACTTGATTTTCGGGCGCTCCGGCGTGAAATCTGGCACGTAGGACTGTTGCGGTCGGATATAGTGTGCAATACCTAACCCCATGACTAGGTCGTCATGTGCGCCATCCTGTGCCTCTGGACGGCCTTTCTCGTTGCGCACGAATGTCAGCATCTCGTTTAATGTCGGTATGTCGTTGATGGTCTCCGGCGCTTCCCGGACCACTCTGACCAGCTCTGAGATAATAACCGGGCGGGTAGCGGAGGTAGTCTTAACGCCGTAGGACTCCACAATCTTGTGTGTGTAGGTGTCCTCTCTCTGCCGGACATATTGGCGGGGATAGCCGAGTCTTTCCAGCTCCTTGATTGGGTAGCTGCTAAAGTTACTCTCTATGCCTATCAATGCGGTGTTGTAGTACATCCCCAGGCAATACATCTGGTGGGCGTATAAGTCCTCGTCCATCTGGTGATGCAGGACCGCAACTTGCTCTCCGGTGGTGTTGTCCAGCACGTGGCCCGTAAACCAGTCGCTCCCCTCCCCTGCGGTATCCCCGCCGAGTACATAGGGATAGCCTTGTTTGGGTTCCTGATATATCGATATGTAGCCGTCTGGCGCGTCCTCCCAGCGGATGTTGGTTATCCGTAACCCGTCATAATCATATGCAAACATACCCCGCTTGATGGGCTGCGGGTTGGCTGCTATACGATCGTTGACTTTTCGCGCGTCGAATACCGTCTTACCGTATACGCCCCACAAGCCAAGACAGTAGACGTCGTAGTAATACGGGTCGGTGTCCTTGTAGCTCTCCAGCTCTCGGATATAGTCCTCGTCCAAAAAGCGGTTGTCCTTGTAGGTCGTGTGCAAGATGGTGACGTTGTCGTGTTTGGTGTCGAAAAAGCGTTTTTTGAGCCAGTGGTTGACGTCGATAGGATTGAATGACAACACCATCTGCTTGCTGGTCTTGCCGCCACGTAGACGGATGTTAAGCTGGTTAATATCGCTTAGCTCTATGCCCGGCTCGGAGGCCTCCTCCACCCAAATGTCCGTCAGCTCGCCTTTGGCAAAAGTGACAGATTTTAATTTCTCGGAATCATCCAACCCCTTGAATATAACACTATTTTGGGTGATTTTGCAGGTGATACGTAGATCACCTTCATTAATCCTGAAGTGCTGCATCAAGCCCCAGCGGCCAATTATCTGTTTAAATAAGGCAAATGTACTGTCCCGATGCGTATTGCCTACAGCACGTACCACCATGACGTTGCACATCGGATAGGACAACAACATATACACGTACCGCTGGACTATAAATACACTTTTGCCCGAGCCAGCCCCGCCGTAAAATATCAGGTAGCGGCTGCGGTTGTCCAGATACGGCACGTAGATATCGTTAAATACCCGTCTGGGGATTTTGACTGTTACATCTGCCATGTCTGCGTATCATCCTTGCGCTGAATAGTCATAACTGTTTTTCCCGCGGGGTGCTTGCCAACCGCCCTGTGGGCGCAGGTGAAGCTAACGCATAAAAATAGGGCCGGCATTAATCGCCTGCCCCTAAATCGTTGTCTATTAATCGCCGGATGTAATCGCTGACACTTGCGCTTTTGGTCGCCCGCACACGCGCTGCGATGGCAGCCTGCATCTCTCGCGGCAGTAGCACCGATGGCCTGTAATACTTGCGGGCCATATTAGCCCGATTCCATTTTTGGTTGGCCTTCCGCTTGGCGTCTGAAATTGGCATGGCTGTCACCCCCGACACCATCATATCATATACAACGCACATGTGCAAGTGTACATTATGCACAACTGCGCAGGTGTAAGTTTGGGCATTATTACATCTTGCAAATACACATACGCAGGTGTATACTGTAGCCAGATACCAAACAGGGAGGTAATCAGCATGACCCGCACAACCGTTGACATCTACAGCATCATTAACGCTATCCAGTCTGCGTATCGCAAGTACGGATACACCGTGTACGGCATCCGTACCGGGAAGGCCAAGCGGGTTGGCCAGTATTGCGCCCTGTCCTATGACTGGACCGCGGAGACCAAGACCAGACTCCGCGGCACCTGCGCCACCGCGATTTCTGTCGGGTGGGACAGGGCCTACGAGAGCGACGACCCCGATGACGTCGAGTATCTGGCCGACCAAATCCGGGAGGCCCTGGAGCTACACCAGGACTATATCGGGGAGATGACCTACATCGTCGCTGGAGAGCGCGCCGAGTACGGGGACGATATGGGTGAGATTATTATTAACAACAGTAACATCCACCGCAGGATTGGCGCTAGGGTTATCGCCATCCTGTAACAACAAGATTTCAATCCTCGGTTTTTCCGCACAGAAAGGAGCAGGAACGATGAAGAACAGACTGGAAGAAGGCATCAAGGCGGCGATGATAGACACCGGCAGAGCCGCCGAGAACTGGCGCGTAAAGGTCACGGGCTGCGGCCAAGCAAACCGCAACAGCGACTATGTACGAGTATATACGGAGGTCTATAAGCCGCGCAGCCGCAAGCCTGATATTATCTGGGACATCTGCGTTAACATCGCCAAGAATCTAATCTACTGGGAGCACAGCACATTTGCCAACATAAAATAAGGCCGCATAGCCCACCAGCTACACGGCCAGCCACACCCAGAACAACGACGAACCAGGAGCCCACCAGGGCAGGAAGGGGAAGGACAATGAACGGACTAAATAGAATGTGCCTCGACTGCACCGAGCGCGGCCAGAGCTGCGAGGGAACGACTTGCCAGACATGGACGGGGTGCATATATCGCAAGGCTAAGACAAACCATCAGAGCAGCGTTATCCCCATAATGTCGCGAAGCGACCTGGAGGAAAAAGGCGTATTAATAAGCGCATTAAAAAAAGTGGCGTGCGCAGAGTGACCCGGAGCAATCCGGCGTAATGCGGGATCGCGGTCACAACCCCGCAAAGATTGACATTATTTGGCAAAAGCAGAAAGTATTGGTACACGCCCCCGCTGGACATTATCGGCGGGGGCAATCATCCCATAGCGCACACAATCGTCACCAGACGATACCGCCGCGTGCTGGATAGTCATAACTGTATCACCCCATGCCATAGCCATAACTGTTAATTTTTGGTTATACCGTTGACATCGCCCCAAAGCCACGCTATAATCAAATTACATCATAGTCATAACTAATAACCATAAGTGATTGGGGGTATTATAGTGATATACGGTTACGCCCGCGTGTCCAGCGCCGTGCAGGTCAAGGGGAATAGCCTAGAGGAGCAAACAGCCCTGCTGCGGGAGCATGGCGCCGTTGATATCCGCCGCGAGCAGTACACAGGCACCAGCCTGCAACGGCCGGTATTTGACTCTTTGTTGTCCGAATTGAAACCGGGGGATACATTGATGGTCACCAAGCTAGACCGCTTAGCCCGCAACGCGCCGGAGGCTAGTATATTAGTCCGTGACCTAGTCGGCAAGCACATCTCCGTCCATATTTTAAATATGGGCATTGCCAACAACACGCCGATGGGGAAGCTGATGGTCACAATTCTTGCGGCGTTTGCCGAGTACGAGCGTGACATGATAATAGAGCGCACCCAAGCCGGAAAAGCCGTCGCCCGCACCAAAGCCGGATATCGGGAGGGCCGACCCAAAAAATACGCCCCAGAACAGATAGCCCACGCTATGCAGTTGCTGGATTCGCACAGTTATACGCAGGTGGCGCGTATGACTGGAATCAGTAAGTCGACACTGGTCCGCGAACACCGTCGACTTATTCGTCCGTAATCTCAACGTTGATTACGGTACTTTGGTTGACGTCCACTCCGTCAGGCTTTTCCACCCACCGGAAATTATTTGCCAAACTAAATTTGGCACCGTTTGCCCCTTCCTTGTCATACAGGCGGCTTTCAGCGTATTCTTCGCAGCGCACTTTTGCGCGCGTAATGGCGTCCATATATTCCGGCTTGCCTTGATAATTTAGCAGTGCCTGTCTGCCAGATAATCCCAAAGCCAATGCCAATCCGGTCACGGTAGGCGGCTTGGGGTCTTTTTTGTACAAATACCCGTATTTGGTTAGTATCGGATTTCCGTTTTCGTCCAGTGCTTTTTCCCCTTCACACTCCCGGAAATAGGCATCTATCTTCTCTTGCATTTCTTCGACGGATTTATACATCGGCGGACGACCTACCGGGCGCTTTGTTGCCTTGTGTTTTGCCATTTTATCATCACCTTTCCGGATAATCTTTTGTTTTATTTCTACTGCAATCATTTCTTTTCGGAGGCGTGTTCTAGTTGGCTTTATGCACAATTAATTTTTAATACATTTGTTAATTGTGTATATTGAAATACCACGCAGAGCGTGGTAATATATAGCCAGAACAAAACGAAAGGGGCAGCGAAAATGAACTGGAATTTTGTCAGAAAGAGCGTGAAAAAGAACGCCAGGCCAGAAATAACAGTTAAAGGATACATTTGTAAGTCCAACTTATGCGGCACCGAGTTTTCGAGTTACCGGAAGGATTCCAGGTGAAGCAATCACCTGGGATAGACTGCATGGAACGTTACGTTGATGGCGCGCTAACCCTACGAAATTGCACTGACAATGAATGGAACAAATAAGAAAGGAGAAAGTCTACATGTTTAAGGCATTTAAAGCACAAGTAATTTTAATTCCGGAAATAAAAGGAAATGTAATTGCGGTTTCAAAAGAAACCAAAAAAGCCGTGGAGGTGGATGGGTGCCTGACACAGAGTACATTACGCACACTCTGTGGGAAATAGGTGGCAAGCGCCGGCTTACATCCATTTCCTGTTTGTCGTCAGAGGCATTTGGCGGCACTTGCCGCTGCTTTATCCACTCCCCGTATCGCACCATACGGGAAGAGGATGTCCCGGATTTCGATGCCGTGCTAAACGGCATCGAGTGGGAGGAATGCTGGAAGCATCTCAAAGACCGGCGTATCATGCGCTGGAAGCCAGAATGGGATGTTTATTGGGACAATTCTCTGGTCGACGAAACGAACGGATTCATCGAAGCTTACATGCAGGAGCGAGTGTAAGTGTAATGGATTTCCGAGAATTTTCCGCCTTGTACGACAATCCCACCGGCAACGGCCCGATAGCCAGGCTGTCTCGCCTGGACATCAAAGGCTTGCGGTCACTACTTGGGATATCTCAAGCAAAAATGTCTAAATTGTACGGAATCCCCAGAAGAACAATCGAAGATTGGGAATCTGGGGTCAGAACTCCACCAAATTATCTGGTAAAGTTGTTAGCATATTCTGCGCTGGAAGATATACACAAAGAAAGGAGAAGTAACATGCGCATTCATCAAGCTGTAAAAGGGAACACTAAAATCCGCTTTTCACAAGAAGAAGCCGCCCAACAATTCATAACGGAGAACCCAGGCTATGAGTACGAGCAATCCCGCGAATGGTGGTACTTTGACTCGAACGCATCCAACCGGAAAGTCTATATCTCAGGCCCAAATTTAGTTGTAGCCATTGAAAACAACATCGTCCCAATCCTAAAATGTATGGGCCTGTACGGGCCCAGCGGATACACGCTGAAAAGCGCCCGGCTGTATCGGAAGGACGATAAAGTGTTTTTCGAGGTGGAGGGTTGGACGTTCTCCGAGGCGTTGGTCGGATTTGGAGAGGAGCCGGATAAAACTCCGACCGACGATAACGCCGTCCAGTTAAGGCTGGAAATCAATAACGTATCAGACGACGAGCTGGAAGAAGAATACATCTTTGAGCTTGTCGACCGCCGCGCTGAATAGGCGCGGTTTTTTTATTGCCTTAATTTTCCCAGAATCTCCACAGCCCGCCGTAAATCCTTAACCGCAATCATTTCCTTCCGGTCTGGATACAGTATCACGGTCGGCACACCATAGATTCCTTCGTACCCCGCCAGCTTCTGGCCAAACTCGTCGTAGCGTTTGTAGCATCCGCTCCGCAGGTATATGGTCTGCTCGCCCATTCTTTGGGTGTCGTGGACTTCAAATATATGCTTATGCGCCAACGCCACGATATCGCAGTGCCCGAAATCGTTGATAAAATTCCGCTGTGCGTTGGTGGTGTTTAACCCGCTCTCGTTTTTGTACTTGTGACGGGCCGCTATTCTGTATTCCACCGTCCCGACCATCAAGTTAATGATGCCGCCATGCCACAGATTCACCGCCCCGGTAATGTCGCATAAGTGTTGGACAAAATCCTTGTTGGCGTTACGCTTGTCCCAATCATCATGGCATCCGCGACTGTTGGCTAAGTTGTTTTTGTCCACCTGCCGGAATTTGTATTCGATAATTTTATCCTGCATATCGGTGGGCGCTATGGACTCGTGCGTACTGCCGGGATGTACTAATGCGGAGGCATTGTCCTTGTAGTCCCCCTGACCAATCCAGTACAGCCCGTCTGTGGTGGCTATAATCTTTGTATCCTCATCGTGTTGGTCGTAGTCTACACCCTTTGCACCTAAATGCCAGTCGCCCCAAAAACATACGGCAATCGGCTTGTCGTCGTCGATGCTGATAGAAGTCCTCGTCTGCTTGCTTTCCAGCCGCATGGCGGCGGCGTTGACTTGCTTTAGGGCTTGATAGTATTCCTCGACGTCCGCCTCGGTTGGCTCCCGCTTGTCCTCGTATGTAATCTTGCCTTTTTTATAGGCATCACTGCGCCTTAAAGCACTCCTGACTTTTTCCCATGCTTGCTGGGACGTCAGGTCAGGGAAGTATTTTGGCCGGAGAATTTCTGCCGTCTCTGTCCAGCTTTTGCCTTGTTCAAACTTCAGCTTTTCGGCTTCCTGTTTCCAGTCCAATGTACTCCTCCTTTAATCACCGCCGCACTCCCACCCTCTGTGCATTTTTGCGGTGTTCTTTTCCCACAATGTCCTAAAACAAAACCACCCCGCCATAAAGGCGAGGTGGTTGCTTTCTTTATTTGGTCGAGACAGGCTCCTGCTGAAAGGAGGGCCGGTATTC